GCACGAGCAAGGGCGGCTCAGCTCGGTGGGCGGGCCAGTGCGTCCGGCGCGTGTGCGAGGTCTCCGAAAAGCAGGCCCAAATGATGCTGGACGCCTGGGTCCAGAGCGGCCTCGTTTTCCTGTCCGAATTCAAAAATCCGCATACTCGGAAGGCCGCGCAGGGCCTTCGTGTGGATGACACAAAACGGCCAAGCTCAACGACCGAAACTGCGCCAAATGAATAGATACACCCCCCTCATTTGGCGCACATTTGGCGCATCCGCCGGCACAAAATTCGGCGGCGGAGGGGGTGGTGCGCCAAATGGGGGGCTAAAGCCCCCCCACATTTGGCGCACACCCTCCCCCCGTAGCCGAATTGCGGTCGGCATTTGGCGCACATTTGGCGCACATTTGGCGCACTCATGATGACGCCTGCCGATCAGCGCCGATGGGCGCCACCATGGGACGCCGAGCTCGTGATTTATCGGCTGGAGGAAGCCGGCGCGACGCTCCTCGCTCTTCCGGGCGGCCGGGCATCGGGGCGCCTGCCGTCGGCCATGCCTGACGTCGTGCACAACCCGGCCGAGGCCTACGCATGGTCCGATGTCAAACTGAGGCCTGCTGTGCCAGGCGCGGCCCGCATCGACCGCATGGACGAGGCTCTGCGTTGGGTCAGCTTGATTGATCAGAACCGCTACGTCCTTCGCCGAATCGTCGGAGCTCGGTCGTTGGTGAGCCCGCTGACGGAGCGCCATCTGTTCAGCTGGAGACGTATCGCGAACATGATCGGCGCCGATCATAAGGCTGTCCAGCGGTGGCACGCTGAGGGCATAGACCTCATCGTGAGACGGCTGAACGCGATGTCAGAAAAAAAAGTTGACAATGCCCCAGAAAAAGGCGATTCGCGAATTCATGCTGGCGCGAGTCGCGTTGGATGAACGACATCACCATCAAACTCGACGTCCGGGACGCCCAAGCCAAGCTTTCGGCGTTTGCAAAAAACCAACTTCCCTACGCTCTTAGCCTCGCGGTCAATGACCTCGCCTTCCAGGCGATGCGCGCCGAAAACGCGCGGATGCCCACGGTTTTCAAAAACCCGAAACCCTTCACCAGGCGCGCCACGCAGGTCGAGAGTAAAGCGACCAAAGGCGATCCCACTGCGGTCGTGAGTGTGCGGCCGGGGCAGGCAAAATACCTCGCCCCCTATGAAGTTGGGGGGGTGCACGTCCTACCGGGCAAGGCGCTGCTGAACCCGAAAGACATCAATCTCGACAAGTATGGCCAGCTGCAGAAAGGCCGCATTAAGCGACTGCTCGCACGGCCGGACGTGTTCGTTGCGAACATCCGCGGCATCAGCGGCATCTGGCAGCGACTGACCAATCTGGTCGACCAGAAGGGCAACAAGGTTTCGCCGAACGTACGCACAGGCAGCGGACGCATCAAGCTGTTGATTCGCTTCGGCACGGCATTGCCGGTAAACAAATCGTTGGGATGGAATGCGGCTGCAGAGGCGTTGCTGACATCACAATGGCCAGCGACGTTTAATCGTGCGATGACGAAAGCGATCAGCACAGCTAAACTGTAGGGGTCATTATGGCTCTCGTCGCCGTGGAAGTGGCGAAGAACGCCACTGTCAAAGCGCTGCGTCACTGGTGGGTGCCAGGACAAACCATTTATTTAGACGCTGCGTATGTGCCAGCGGCTTTGGCTGCGGGTATCGTGGTGCCTGTTGGGACATATGTGCCGCCAGTGTGGGGCGGCTAACTGCCTGAAACCGAAAGCTTTTGGGTCCTTCCCTCCCTCCCACGCGACGCGGGCATTGCGCGGGCGCGATAAAAATCTAGGTTTTGAGATTTTTTGAGGTTTCCGCCGTGGCGCTCGGCCTATCAAATCGCGAGGCGGCCAGGGCGATCGGTTGCACGCACACCGCGATCAACGAGGCGCGTAAGGCCGGTCGAATTCCGGCGCTCGAAGACGGGACGATCGCGCTGGATGCCGTGAAGGCGTGGCACGCGTCGCGCCGCGCGCCTCGTGGTGGAAGCCATGGAAAGGTTTCCAGGCCCGCCGAAGCCGCCTCTGTCGACGGCGAGGCCGCGGCGATCGCGCGCGACGCCCTGGCGGCGACGCTGTCACCTGGCGGCGTCTTTGCGACGCGGGCTGAAGCCGAGCTCGCCCGTGACAGCTACGCGGCGCATTCGAAGCGCCTGCAGTATGAGCGGGACTTGGCGAGCGTGCTGGACCGCAAAGATGTGCGGCTGGCGGTCACCTCAGCAGCCGCGGCCTGCCGGACGCGGCTGCTGGCAATCCCGGCCGAAAAGTCGCCGGCGATCTCGCGGCTGAAAACGGTCGCGCAGATCGAGGCATGCCTGCGGCAGGTGATTACCGAAGCGCTTGAGGAACTGGCGGAGGCGCTGGAAAAGGTGGCCTGATGGCGGCGAGTGAGGCCGAGAAGGAAGTCAGGGGCGCCCTGGCCGAGGCCTTCCGTCCGCCGCCGGTTCTAACCCTCTCGCAATGGGCCGAACGCTACGGCGTCTTGTCTCGGGAGACATCGGCGCAGACCGGCCGGTTTAAAGCCTTCGCCTATCAGCGCGGCATGATGGATGCCGTGACGGACCCCGCGGTGACCACCGTGACGGTCATGAAGTCGGCCCGAGTCGGCTTTACCAAGATGCTCGACCACGCGGTCGGCTACTTCGTTCACCAGGAACCCTCACCGGTCCTGGTCGTGCAGCCCCGAACCGAGGACGCGGAAGACTACTCCAAGAACGAGATCCAGCCGATGTTGCGGGACACGCCCGTGCTGGCCGCCATTGCCGGCGACGTGAAGGCAAAGGACAGCGGTCAGACGATCCGCCGCAAGGTGTTCTCGAACGGCGCCACGCTGGCCCTGGTCGGCGCGAATAGCCCCGGCGGCTTTCGGCGCATCACCGTCCGGGTGGTGCTGTTTGACGAGATCGACGGCTATCCGGCGAAGGGTGCGGGCACCGAAGGCGACCAGATCAAGCTCGGCAGCAAGCGGACCGAGACGTTCTGGAATCGCCGGATCGTCCTCGGGTCGACGCCCACGATCAAGGGCGTCAGCCGGATCGAGAAAAGTTACGAGACCAGCGACAAGCGCAAGTTTTTCGTTCCGTGCCCGCACTGCAATGAGATGCAGACCTTGGAATGGGGCGGCAAAGACGCGGCGTTCGGGATCAAATGGCGCAAATCAGAGAAGGGTGAAGGCCTTCCTGAGACAGCGTTTTATTTATGCGTCAACGGCTGCGTCATCGAGGAATTCGACAAGCCGGCGATGATCGATGCCGGCGAGTGGCGGGCGACGGCGCCGTTCAAGGGTCACGCCGGTTTTCATATCTGGGCCGGCTACAGCCTGTTCCCGAATGCGTGCTGGGCCAATTTGGTGGCGGAGTGGCTCGAAGCGAAGTCCGACCCGCTGTTGCGCCAGACGTTCGTCAATCTGGTCCTGGGGCTGCCCTACGAGGACCGGGGCGACAACGCCCTGTCCGAACGCACGCTGGCCGCCAGGGTTGAAAACTGGGCGGCTGACGTGCCTGATGGCGTGGCCTGCATCACGGTGGGCGGCGACGTCCAGGGCGACCGCGTCGAGCTGGAGGTGGTCGGCTGGGGCCGCAACGAGGAAAGCTGGAGCCTGGCGCATGAGGTGGTCGAGGGTGATCCCGACACCGCGGACCTTTGGGGGGAGGTCGATGCCGTCCTGCGCCGCATCTGGCGACGCGCCGACGCCCGCGGCTTCGAAGTCATGGCGGCCTGCATCGATTCGGGTGGTCACCACACCCAGAAGGTCTATGAGTTCTGCAAAGCCCGGCTAGGTCGGCGCATTTGGGCGATCAAAGGCGAGTCGGCGCGGGCCGGGGCCAGATCCCCGGTGTGGCCGACGAAGCGGCCAAGCGCCCGAAACAAGGCGGCATTCAGGCCGGTCATTATCGGGGTCAACGCGGCGAAGGACGTCATCAGGTCTCGGCTGCACCTGAAAGAGCCCGGGCCAGGCTACATGCATTTCCCGGCGGACCGGGACATCAACTATTTCGCCCAACTCGTGTCGGAACGGCTTGTGACGAAAGCCGTGAACGGGGCGCGGTTTCGGGTGTGGGAACTGGCGCCCGGCCGCGCGAACGAAGCGCTGGACTGTCGCGTGTATGCCTACGCCGCGCTGTGCGGGCTGCTTCACGTGGGGCTGAAACTGAACGTGCGGGCCGACGAGGTGAAGGCCCGGTTTGAGCCGGCGCTGCTGGTGGCGGAGGACGCCTCGCCAGCCGCGCCGGTCGTTCAAGGGCCGGTCTACGTGCCGCCGACGGGGCCAGCGATCAGGGTCGCAGATCAAGGCGCGCGGCGATCGATAGTGAGCCGGTTGGCGTAGGTTTCTTCTTTTTTGAAAAAAAGAAGCAAAAAACTTTTTTCTTCTTTTTGTCTTCACTGCACCGGGGCGCGCAATGTCGGGATGTTGGGGAGGCGGTAGCTGGCCATTTGACCAGTCGCAGACCTGGCTTGTCGGTATTCCGCAAGCAACGCTCCAGGCGTGGCTGACGCAGTGCCAGACGGCGATGTTCAACCAGTCGATCGGCGCAAACCCGATCACGCTGTCCTACACGCAGGGCGACGGAAGCAAATCGGTCACCCGAAACATTACGAATGTTTCGCAACTTCAAACCACGATCATGCTGCTTGCCAGCGCCCTCGGCCTGGTGCGCCGCGCCCGCCGGCCAGCGATACCGTTTTTTAGATGAGCGCCAGGATCAGCGTGCTCGGCCCGGACGGCCGGCCGCTGCCGCCGACCCGCAAGCCGAATATCGCGGGCTATGGCGAGAGAAGGGCGCTCAACGGAAACTACAACGCGCCATACGATGCCGGCGACATCTACAGCCAGGAAATGGCGGCCTGGCAGCCGTATCTCTGGTCGCCCGACACCAGCATCAATCCGTGGCGCGACCGGATCGTCAGCCGCGCGCGGGATATCGCGCAGAACGATGGGTGGGCCTCCGGGGCGCTTACGCGGATCACGGACAATGTGGTCGGCGCGACCCTGCGGCCGATCAGCAAGCCCGATTATAGGGCGCTGGCCGAATATAGCGGCAACAAGAAGTTCGACCACGCGTGGGCCAAGGAATTCGCCTCCGCGATCGATGCGCACTGGCGGTGCTGGGCCTACGACCCGGGCAAATGGTGCGACGCCTCGCGCCAGCAGAATTTTACCCAGATGGCCCGCGTCGGCTTCCGGCATAAACTGCTGGATGGCGATGCGCTGGCGGTGCTGAAGAACCTGCCGGGCCGGATCAAGCCGGGTAAGGCGCGGTACGCGACCGCGGTGCAGCTGATCGATCCCGATCGGCTGAGCAACCCGCAGTTGCGGTTCGACAGCAATTCGCAGCGCGGCGGCGTCGAGCTCGACCCGAACGACGAATACGCGGTCGTCGGCTATTGGATCCGAAAAGCGCACCAGGGCGACTGGTGGGCGGCGGCCGACAGCGTGACGTGGCAGCTGATACCGAAGGAGACCGACTACGGGCGCCCGATCGTGGTGCACGATTTCGACAGCGAGCGGGCCAACCAGCACCGCGGCACCGGCGTGCTGACGCCGGTGATGCAGCGGCTGAAAATGTTGATCAAATACGACGGCGCCGAGGTTCAGAGCGCGGTCATCAATGCGATTTTCGCGGCCTACTTCGAAAGCCCGTTCGACCATCAATTGTTGCAACAGGCGATGGACAGCGGCGAGGGACTCGGCGTTCCGGGTGTCGGCGCCTATCAGGACATGCGCAGCGAATTTCATCGCGAGCGCAACATGACGTTGGGCGACGCGCGGATACCGACGCTATTCCCTGGAGAAAAGGTCGTGACGGTCGATGCCAAGCGACCTGCCACGAATTTCGCCGGGTTTGAAAGTGCCGTGCTGCGGAACATCGCGTCGGGGATGGGATTGTCCGCGCAACAGATCAGCAACAACTGGGCTGACGTGAACTACTCGTCGGCGCGGGCTGCGCTGCTGGAATTCTGGAAGACGTTGGCGCGTCGGCGGGTCGACTTCGCCACCGGCTTTCTGGACCCGATCCGGTCGGCCTGGCTGGAGGAGTGTATGGACGTGGAAGTCCTGCCACTTCCGTCAGGCGTGGTGCCGGAATTCATCGAGTGCCGCGGCGCCTATGGCCGCTGCCGGTGGATGGGCCCTGGCAAGGGCGTGATCGACAGCGTCGCGGAACGCCAAGGGTCGATCCTGGCCTTGAACGGCGGCTTGTCCACGCTGGAAGACGAGTGCGCTGAGCAGGGCCTGGAATGGGAAGAGGTCGTGCAACAGCGCCGCTACGAACAGGAGATGTTCGCCGAGGCCGGCCTGCCGCCACCGCCGTGGCTGGGCGCCATGCCGCTGGAAAGCAGCAAGAAGCCGGGCGTGGACGATAATTCGGCCAAGCCGGATGACCAGGGCGGCAAGAGGGCGGCATGATCGCGGCAGCCATCAACCGCCCGCTGGCCTTGCGCTCGATCGATGCGGCGCGGCTGCTGGAGCCGGCGGCGAGCCTGGTCGGAACCGGTGATGACCGCATGGATCGGCGACCGTACGATGTCGCCGAGGGTGTCGCGATCGTTCCGGTTCAGGGCGTTCTGACCCACGGAAACACGCCGTGGTGGATGTTTGATGCGGTGGGCTACAACACGATCCGCAGCAACCTGGCTGCGGCGCTGACCGACGAAAAGGTGCGGGCCATTGCGATGCACATCAATTCGCCGGGCGGCGACGTGGCGGGCTGTTTCGACTTGGCGGATGCCGTTTACGCCATGCGCGGCAGTAAGCCGGTGTGGGCCATTCTGGACGAGTCTGCCTTTTCGGCTGCTTACGCGCTGGCGTGTGCGGCAGATCGTATCTGCGTCCCGCGAACGGGCGGCACCGGCTCGATCGGCTGCATCATGCTGCATGCAGACATTACCGGCATGCTGGACGAGGCCGGAATAAAGGTTACGACGATCCAGTATGGCGCCAAAAAGTCGGAAGGCTATCCCACCACGCCAATGAGCGGCGAGGCGCTGAAAAGCGCACAGGCGACGATCGACGGGATGGGCGAGATGTTCGTGTCGATGGTTGCCCGTAACAGAAAGATGTCGGCGAAATCGGTTCGCGCCACCGAAGCTGGGATATTTATTGGCGCAGACGGTGTGACGGCGGGCCTCGCTGATGAGGTCATGTCGCCGGACGAAGCCTTTTTGGCCCTGGTAGAGTCGCTCGGCTGACAGCCGCTTTTCGGAGAAAACAATGCGCACTTCCCTGCTTGCGTCAGCAGCGACGCCGTTTGCCCACCTTTTGCGCCGCCCCGTCGCCGCCAAACCTGCGGCGGCTGAGGACGATGAGAAAAAGGACGAAAAGGAAGAAGCCCGCCGGGCCAGGAATAAGAAGGCCGGCCGCGCCGAAGATGACGACGGCGATCCGAACGCGTCCGCCGAGGATGACGACAGCGGCGACGACACCATGCAGAAGGGCAAAACGGCCAAAGGCAAGAAAAAATGCGAGGGTGACGGCGAGTCCGACGAAGAGGATGACGCCGACGAAAGCGCCCGCGCCATTCGCATGCGCGAGCGCGGCCGGTGCGCTGCGATCTTCGCCGATCCTGCCGCCGCCAAGCGTCCCGATATGGCCGCGCACGTCGCTTTCATGACCAACATGAACCGCGACCAGGCCATCACAATGCTGCGCGCCGTCGCGGCGGGCGAGCCCGAACCGCCCCCCGCAGCCCGCGTAAGTCGCATGGCGAGCGCGCCGAATCCGGACGTGGGCGGCGGCGGCGCGCCCGCCAAGCCGGGCGGCGACCCGGACGCGGCGTTTGCCGCCCGCGCCGTCGAGCTCGCCCGTACCGCCGGCCGCGTTCGCTGATCCTGGACGCCTGAAAGGACAACCCTCCAATGACCCTTGTCGTGCAAAGCGTCTTTGACAATCCGCAGACGCCCGGTGATTACGCGCAGGCGTATTTTCCCGATCAGCTTCTGGTTCAGGGCCCGTACAAGACGGAGCCGATCGTGCTCGGCGCAGGCACCCTGCCGCGCGGCTCCGTGCTGGGTCGGCAGACAGCCTTTCAGATCATCGTCACGCCGAACGGCGCCGGCACCGGCGGCGCCAACACAGGCAACGGCACCGTCGGCAGCTTCGTCTACGAGGCTGGCCGCGAATTCGGCAACTTCATCGTGCTCTTCACGTCGGCAACCGCCTTCGGTGTGACCGACCCGGAAGGCTTCAGCCTGGGCACCGGAACTGTCGGCACCGCCTTTGTCGGCACACCCAGCGGCGGCTCGGCTGAGATCGGCTTCACGATCACGGCCGGCAGCACCGCCTTCGTCGCCGGCGACGGTTTCCTGCTCAACCAGACGCAGACGCAGGGTAATTACATCCTGTCTGTTTCGACGGCGAGCGATGGCAGCCAGGTTCCGAGCGCCATCCTGGCCGACAACGCGGATGCCTCGGCCGGGCCGGTCAAAGCGGGCGCCTATGTCTTCGGCGAGTTCAATCAGAACGCCATCAACTTCGACAGTTCGTGGACCCTGAACACGCTTTATCCGGCCCTGCGGCAATACGGGATTTTCCTGAAATTTGCCGTGTCCGCGGCGGACCCGATTCCGCCGATCTGATTTTTCGCCTTGGTGCCCTTGGGCAAGGCTCGAGTAGGCGCGTGGGCGCCGCGCCAGAAATGGAGCCACGTATATGACAACGACCGGCAATTTGGTCTACGACACGAACAAGATCGTCCACATCGTCCGAAACCTGAAACTCGCCCAGTCGTTCCTGCTGGACAAGTTTTTCCCGAACATCGTGACCAGCGACACCGAATTCGTGTCGATCGACATCGACATCGGCAAACGGCGCATCTCGCCTTTTGTTTCGCCGCTCAATCAAGGTAAGCTGGTCGAGCAGCGGCGCTATCAGACCAACACATTCAAGCCCGCATACATAAAAGACAAGCGCGCGCCCGATTTGCGCAAGCCGATCCGCCGGCAGATCGGCGAGCGCATCGGCGGCGAATTCAGCGGGGCCGAACGAGAAATGGCCAACCTGGCATTCGAGATCGCTGACCAGATGGACATGCTGACCCGCCGGCTGGAATGGATGGCGGCCCAGGAGCTCATGTTCGGGACCGTGACCATCGCCGGCGACGGGTTTCCGACCACGATCATCGATTTCGGCCGTCCTTCGAGTAATACCATCGCGCTGACCGGCTCCGCGCAGTGGTCGGTTGCCAATGTGGTGGCTGGCACCGCGACGCCGGCCGCGAATATCGAGGCGTGGCAGTATCTGGTCCTGAAAAGCAGCGGCGCCCTGGTGACCGACATCATCATGACGCAAACGCCCTATCAGGGCTTTCTGGCGGACCCGCTTGTGAGGGGCGCCGTCTTCTATCCGCGGTGGGGTGAGGATGGCAACGTACTGAACCCCGGCGCGCAGATCCAGCGCGGCGCCGTCATGAAAGGCATGTGGGGGCAATATCGGATCTGGATCTACAACGACTGGTACATCGACGACAACAATATCGAGCAGAGGATGGTGCCGGACGGCACGATCATCATGGGCGGCCCGGATATCGAGGGCATTCGGGCATTTGCGCAAATCATCGACCCCGATTTCAATTACGCCGCGATGCCGTTCGCGCCGAAAACCTGGGTCGAAAAAGACCCCGCACAGCGGATCATCATGCTGCAATCCTCGCCGCTGCCGATCCTGTCGCGGCCTGGCGCGTCGCTGGCGGCCACGGTGGTGCCGGGCGTCCTGACTTAACCGGGAGGCAAGAGCGTGGCCGAAGCCGAAAAGAAAATCAAAACAGTGCGCGTCCGCGTCGCTGCTGGCCGCACCGTGCAAACAGGCAACCCGACGCGCTATGTGCGCCGGTTTGTCGACGTCGGTGGCCAGAGCACTCTGGTGACGGATCAGGAGCCGGTGCCGGGCAAGCACGAATACGCCGAGGGCGAGTGGCTGGACCTGCCGGAAGCCGAAGCAATCCGGCTACACGCGGGCGGCTACGTGAAATATGAGGGCGAGTCTGATACGCGGCCGCTCGGCGGCGTGCCTGCGCTGGATGACGGCGGCAAGGTCGTCAACGCGCAAGCGGCCTGACCCATGCCGGACACCTGGGATGGCTTCATCGACACAGCCATTCTCGGTCCGTGCATGGATGTGTTCGGCTATACCATCACGTATTCGTTTCAAACGGGCGGCTCGCAGGTCATTACCGGCGTATTCGACCGTGAGTTCCTGTCGCTGGCGGCGCTCGGCGCGGGCCCGTTTCCATCACAGGGCGCGCTGGCGATCGGCGCGCCTGGCGCGATATCGACCCGCAAGCCAGTCCTTGGCGTGCAGCTGTCGCAATTCACCGCTGGCACGCCGGCGCAGGGTGACCGACTCTCGGTCTACACCAACGCTGGCGAGTATCTGACTTTCGTCGTTCGCGAAGTGCAGCCGGACGGCCACGGCGATGCGAAGCTGACGCTGAAGCTCGATGTCTAGCACAACGACATCGCTGGGCCCGCAGCTCTACCGGGCGCAGATCCGCGACGCCATTGTGACGGCGCTTCGGAACGCGCAAACCTTGGCCGGCGCCGACGTGTATGCGCCGCGCGACTGGCCCGAGACAATTGTCGAACTGCCGGCCATCATTGTGTCGATGCCGTCCGATCATAAGGAAAATACGGGACCGTTCGGGCCGCGTTACAACACGACCGCGACGATCGTGGTGCTCGGCCGGCTCAAGGGTCAAACGGCGATCGACGCCGAGGCGCAGCTAGAGGCGTTCGCCAATCAGATCCAGAACGCGATCCTAACAGACCTCGCGACGCTTTCGCTGGTCGAGAAATTTTCGACGATCGATACCGAAACGGCAATCACGGACAACGGCGAGGACCAGATCGGCGAAATCTCGATCGCCTTTGGTGCGGACTTCTACGAGATATTCCAGCCGGGCATCGGCCTGCCGGCGTCGATCATGGGAACAATCCAGATCGGCACACAAGAACTTGAAATCAAGCCGAACCTCGGCTGAACGGAGACGCTGCAATGAAAGTTTATGCCGTTCCCGGAAGGCTTATCCGAGATCCGCGCACGATGCTGCGCGTGACAGATGCCGGGTTGGAAGTGCCGGATTTTGATCCCTGGTGGAACGGCCGGCTTGCGGACGGAGACATTTCGAAGTCACCGCCAGCCTCCCAGGTGGCGGCATCCAAGCTCGCACAGGACGAGGCGGCGGTCGCCACCGCTGAGGCAAGATTGGCGGCAGACACGGCCGCGGAGCATGTAGCATGAGCGGCAGCCAGATCGTCGTCCCGAACTATCCGACGAGCAACCTCGTCCCCGGCGTTTACTTCAGCGTCAGCCCGACAAACGCGAACAACGCGCCGCAGCTCCAGCCAACCCTGATCATCGGCCAGGTGCTCACTGGCGGCACGTACGCGCTCGGGTCGCCGATCCAGATCGCCGGTCTGCAGGATGTCATCACCGGTTCAGGTGGCGCCGGCTCGATGCTGGCGATCGACGTTGCGCGCTATCTGAAAAGCGATCCCCTTGGCGACGTCTGGGTTCTGCCGCTGGCGGACGACGGGGCGGCCACCAAGACCGTCATAACACTCACCTTCACCGGTCCGGCGACGGGCTCCGGCGCCGTTGCGCTGATGATCGACGGCGTTCTGGTCTTCGTGCCGGTGACCGCCGCACAAACCGCGGCCGCGATCGCCACGGCCGCGGCCGCGCTGATTAATGCGATGCCAGGCCTGCCTGTGTCCGCCGCGGCGACGGCCGCCGTCTGTACGCTGACGGCGCTCAACGCGGGGGCGGCCGCCGGCGATATCCCAGTGCTTCTCAATTTCTATGGCAGCGCCGGCGGCCAGGTGCTTCCCGCAGGCGTTGGTTTGACGATCACGACCGCCACGCAGGGCGCGACCAACCCGAGCACTGCCCTGACCGCGGCCATTCCGAATCTCGGACCGCAACGGTTTGATTTCATCGTCATGCCGTACACCGACACGACGTCGCTGAACCTGATCGATGCGCTGCTGGACCCGGTGACCGGGCGCTGGTCCTGGAGCCAGCAGATTTACGGTGGCGCTTTCAGCGCCGTGCGCGGCACCGTCGGAACCCTCGGCACATTCGCCGCCGCTCGCGACGACAAGTTCATTTCATTTATG